AAATTTGCAGCAGAACTCCTTTACCGTCAAGTTCTTCAATCAGCCCTTTAATGTCTTCAAGTTCATCAATGTCAAAATTGAAAGTTACTTCAGGCTCAATATTAGAAAATTCCGTTATGGAATCTGTTACAGCATCAATTCTTTTCTCTACATCATTTCCATCAGACATTAAGCTTATTTCAATCTTAATTTCTTTATCATCAAGATCATCTTCAGATTGTGACAGTTCTTCTACTTCGTCAAGTCCTGTAACATCAGCAGTAGCAGCTATAGTTTTATCTTCAAGTGCGATTAAATTTTCACCTAATTGAGCAACTTCAGTATCACCTGTAATTTCCGCATCTACCGTAACATCTTTATCCTCTATGGTTTTTATCGCCGTAGCTAATAAAGCAACTTCTTCCTCACTTCTCACTGCACCTGAAGCACTAACAGAAACTTCTTTATCTTCCAGATTATCTACTTCTGTCACAAATGCATCTAATTCTTCCTTATTCACAACAGCATCTATAGGCTCAATTGAATCATCAATAGAGGAAAGTTCTGTCTTTAGCTCGTTTATTTCTTCCTTTGATTCTCCAGAATTTACTTCAACAGGCATTACATAAGACTCAGGATTCTCAGTAAAAGCTGTAAATTCCGCAGCAGCATCTTGAGTATCAGGCACCATCTTAATATCTAGGCCATTATCCTGTAAATGTTGCTGAAGCCCTTCAATGGATCCCTCTACTGGTTCGGTATCGCCAGATACCTCCATCATTAACTCTTCGTTTGGAATTACTTCATCTGCAAGCCTATCTATGTTACTTTCTGCTCCAGTAACATCTAATTTTAATTCAGATTCCTTATCTAACTGTTTCTGAACTAACTCAGCAGCTCCAGCAATATTATCAATTCTTCTTATTATATCTAAGGTTTGATCTCTAGGAAACAGATCTATTGGATTAGACTGTACATTTTTGTTCAAGTTATCTACAAGATTACCTGCTCCATCAGTAATAGTCATAAAGCCCCTAGCCCAAGTATCTGGGGCAAGTACTTTATTCATATCAATACTGACATCAACACCATCTATAGTATTGGCAAAATCAACTATTTCCTTTGTCATGGAATTAAATACTTGACTACTAGCAGGTCCCATTCCGTGCATAGTCGTAATCATATCCTGTAGCTTCTGTTTAGGCTCTACTGGATCAATTCCATCAAACAAATCCGAAATCTTACGCGCAGCTACATCAACATCAGATGTATCTAAGGTTATTGAGTTTGCATCCCTAACAGCTAAAGCGCCTAAGTCTGTGATAATTGACTTTATCTTTGAATTAGCATCCTCTGTGTTTAAATTTATTTCAGGAGCGACCGCAACATTAGCAAGTCCCATAATTGAACTTGTCACCACACCTACATCGTTATTTACTGTATCAACATCTAACTTTAATGGAACCTTTACATCTTCAGGAAATTTTGATTGAACATCAGGAATTTCTGGATTTTGTTGAACATTTATAGGAATCTCAGTATCACTAGCTGATTGCTTCATTTGTGAAACAGCTTCCACAATTTGAGCGGCACCTTGTTTCGTACTTTCAGAGATTGCAGTCATAGAGCTTTCAGAGGCACCTGTCATCGCCTCGTCCATTACTTGAAATGCGTTTCTCTGCGCATCGCTAAGATTCGTAAAAATTATTTTACCATTTTCTTCAATAGATCTAAAGCCCGTATCTGCTATCTCTTTTGATTTCTGAATCATATTTGTGGCGGTTTCATTCATTTGCGTGTCCATTTCGACAATCGCCTGTTTCGCCCGTATTGCTTGTTCAGCTATAGGATTGGACTTACCACCGCCAGAGCTACCAGATGTGCCGCTGACAGCGCCTGAACCACTACCTTCTGTTAATACACTGCTTGAAGCATCAGCAGCAGCATTAGAAGAATATTGTAATTTTTCATTCAGCTTTGCAATCTCTGTATCAAGATTGTCCATAACTAAATTATGGCGATAATTTTCAGCCTCAATCGCATCAGCAGAAGCCTTTTTTGTGGAAGCTATTTTTTTATCTGTGACTTGATCAATGAGGCTTAATTCGTGATCATATTTTCCATCAAGAATTGCTTTTGCGCGAGAAGTATCTTGTTCAGCATCCAGTATTTTTTGTTTTGCTTCTGCCTGTTTCTTTAATGCTTCATTTTCAAGTTCAATTGTTTTAACGTAATCAGCAGATTTAGTGGTTGCTATCATATCCTTTTCAACAGAATGAAGCGCACTTAATGCTTTTCCCTTATCATCTATACCAGTGCTTTCTTTTTGTAATTCTTTTAATCTATCTTGATAATGTTTAATCGCTTCAGCATCTCCAGCTCTTTCAGCTTCAGCAACTCCTTCTCTTATAGTTTTAAGTTCTCTGTAAATCGATTTTTCATTATCGGTACTTTTCTCTCTATCAGTCATTCCACGTTGACGTATGTCCTTTTCAATGTCATTAGTGGAACTCTCAATATCAAGAAGTTCAGCATTAAGTTTCTTTTTATTTTCCAGTATTTCTTCGTCAATATCTTTTAGATCGTCAGCAAGATCCTTTTTGATATCTTTTATCTTGTCGGCAAGATCATACTCAAGCGCCTCAACATCAATGGTGTATTGATATTCAGCTTCTGTTTTTTTCTCGGCGAGATCTTCAGCAATTTCTATTAGATCATCGGCAAGATCATCATTAATGTCTTTTATTTTCTCTGAATGTGCCTTTTCCTGTTTTAAAAGATCATCTTGTTTATTTTCTAAATCATTATGAAGTTTTTCTACCTGTTTATTGTATGTTTCAATAAACTTTCCTTTCTCTTCATAAAAGGCTTCTTCAGCATTGAGCAAAGCATCTAAACTTGCTTGATGGGCTTCAGGATTCTGTCCCTCATCTATTTTATCATGAAACTCTTTCGCCATTCGATATTCTTCCGCATATCGATCAAGAGAAGCGTTCATTTTAGCTGTTTCTGCTTCTTCGTGTGTCAGAATACCCTTTTGCTCTTGTTGTTCAATAATCGTTATATATTCTGCAAAATTTGTCTCTCTCTGCTCTTTTTCTCGATCAAACAGATTCTGTTTAGCTTTAAGTTGTTCCTCAGCAATTTCTTTAGAGATTTCTACTTCAATTTTTCCTTGTTCGATTGCTGCATCTCTACGGGCATTATTTATAGAACGTACAGCAGGCGAATCAGGATCATTTTGAGCTATAATAAGATTATTCGCGTTATTCCATATATCGATTATTTCTTTTGCTTCTTTTTGTTCAAGACTTCTACGAATAGCAGCAGCTTCTTTTTCAGTCTTGGTTTTATTCAAGACTTCAAGTTCCAGATCTTTATACATTCCTGCATAAGTTTCTGTAATTTCTCCTACTATTGTCTTTGATTGTGCAAGTAATTCTTTTGGGTCTACAACATTACCAAGAATTTTACTTTTCGCAGTTTCGTATTTCGTTTCAGCTTCCATCAAATACTTTACAAGAAGTTCAATATTATCCTTGTATTTGACATTTATTTCATTCTGGGATTTTGTAAGTTCATCTTTTGCCTTTTGTAGAGATATAATTACCTGGGCCGCAGTATTTTTGGCAGTTTCAGCATTTAAGTCAGCAGCTTGTTTAAGAAGAGATTTTTCTACAGCATAAAATTCTTTATATGCTTTTTCTTTATCTTTGCCGGCAGCGAGATCAGCAGCAAGATTTTCTTTGGCTTGTCCGTATTGATCAACAAGATCACGCATTATGCGCTCACCGTTGATTATCTGTGTTGCTTGTGACGCATCAATCTCTCCTCCAAGTTCAATGAATTTAGGTATCATATCTGATACCCTTCCATTTAGAAGTTCTGAATCATTAGCCCACTTTTCAATTACATTGGAAAATCCCCCGGAATCAAGACCTTTCAATATTTTAATTTTTTCTATAAATGCTTCTAACTCAATCCCTGTTAATTCTGTAGCCTCTTCTATACCTTTTATATTTTCGATTGTATCATTCAGATCAACTTTACCTGACTCGATAAGACCAGAAAGAAATTTATCGGTTCTTTCATTGAGCAATTTGTACGATTCCGCTAAATCTTTTTGTTGATTTGTAAGATTACTCATATTAAGTGAATTCACATAATCTGAAAATTCCTTAAATGACTTATTGCCTTTATTTAACTCTTTTGAAAAATCAAAAGCTTTTTTAAATTCTTCACTGTACTCAGAAGTTTTGGAAAGGGCCTTTCCAACTATTCCAGGAATTGCACTAAAATCACCCTCCCATGCAGATACTATTGAATTACCAACGCCTTCTCCAAGAGTTCCCACTTGATTAAAAGCATCCTTCCATCTGTTTACAACTCTATTAATACCGCTTGTTTGTTTTTCTACATTATCTCCAGCAGCTCCGGCAGAATCCGAAAGACTTTGAAAACTTAATCGTGATAGCTCATTATTATATTTTTCAAGTGCTTCTCCATTTTTATATATTTCGCCTGTTAATGGATTTATACTGGCAGCAGCTTCGGCAGCTTCATCTGAAATTTCGGACATACCTGAAGCGGTTTCAAGAAGTGATGCTCTTAATTTTAAATTTTCTTCTTTCAGTTCTTTAGAACCTTCTGCCATGTTTGAAGTTTCTACTTTATGATCTTGGAAAGTCTTTCCAAGAGCTGCGTACTTATCGGCAAGTATAGCTGCATCTTCTGCTGCCTCTTTTGCATTATCAAGAGTTGAAAACATATAAATTAATCCGGCGGTAGCAGCGGCAAAAACAGCAATTAACGGATTAAAAGCAAGAAGTAATCCAGCGGCGGCACCTTGAGCGGTTATAGTAGCAGCGGTTAATGCAATCATTTTACCGACAGCAGCTCCTATAATCATGCCAATGTTTAATGCTTGAATTGCGACAAAAGCTTTATGTATTGCCCAAATAGAACCGACAAATATAACACCTTTGCCTATAAATCTAGCAAGTGCTGTATCTGCAATTGCTGTTATAGCATCGACAACACTCTTTGATACATCAATAAGAACACGAAGAACATCGGTTATTCCAAGCTCGCCAATTGCGATTGCAAGTAATCCGAGTTTATCTTTTAAGTTCTTGAATGATACTCCAAGACCTTCTATCTGAACTGCTGCCATTGCTGCGGCAGTTCCTGATTTACCTACAGAATTAAGAAGACTATCAAATTGGCTATTGCTGTCGGTAAGTGCAAGAACGGCAGAAGTTCCACGTTTTCCAAATAGATTAAAAGCTACTTCCGCATCACTTACAACGATTTTAAGATTTTTGAATACATCAGAAAGGGAAGCTGTTCTAGGATCAAGTTCTTGTAAAGCTATTCCTGCATTACGTGCAGCATCTTGTAATTTTTCAGAAGGGCTAAGAAGTTCAGCAAACACTCTTCGAAGACCTGTACCAATTTTAGATGCTTGAATACCGGAGTTAGCAAGGGTCATCATTGCAGCGGACATCTCTTCAAATGTGACACCTGCATTTTTTGCAATAGGACCAACATAGTTCATTGCGGTCCTAAGTTTGTCGATTGTCAATTTCGACTTATTGACAGCATTAGCAAAGACATCACTTACACGACTTGATTGGGATGCATCTATATTAAATACACGCATTGCTGTGGTGACCAAGTCAACAGATGTACTCATGTCAGAAAGAGTACCAGTTGCAAGATCGGAGACAGATTGCATTGTGCCTATTGCTTCGGAAGCACTAAAACCAGCCTGTCCAATAGTTCTCATACCTTCAGCAACTTCAGAAGCTGAGAATTTTGTACCTGATGCTACTTCCTTTATTTTTAAGCCCATTTGGGCTACTTCAAGTCCGGTTGCTCCTGTAATAGCTTGTAAATCTTTTAGTGCCTGATCGTATTCGAAAATTGCAGACATCCCGCTTCTAAATGCCTGCTGTAATCCCATTATAGTGTCAGCTATAATACGATATTGCATATAATTTCTTAAACGGTCACCAAAAGACTTACTTTGTTTTCCTGCGGAATCAAATGAATTGCCCAATGATCTTACAGCAGTTTCAGTTCTGCCCATTGATTGAACAGATCTGTCTAAACTGGAAGACAGATTTCGTAAATCAGATGCAAACGTGGCAAAATGTTTTAAACTTCCTGATTCACTAAGTTTTCTTATAGCACTTCCAAGTTGTCCTATCTTTGTCGCAATAGCATCAATCTTTAGGGATTCAAATTCTTTAAATCCACCAATGAAACTGTGCATATTCGGAAATTTCATTCCGTCAAAGTTTTTAATGCTATAATAAAGCTTGTTAAGACGGGTTGTGGCTTCTCCTATATTTAAAGTGGATTCATTTAGTTTCTTAATTACATTAGCAACTTGAGTAATATTAGGAACTTTGACACCAGCAAATTTCTTTAACTCAGTGATAAAAGGAGAAAGATTAGGTAGATTACTCCCAATCTTTCCCAGTTTTTCAAATCCTTTTGCAATATTATCAAGATCTGGTAATTTCTTTACTTTTGATAATTCTTTTAATGAATCAACTACATTGGAAAATTCTTTTGGGAATTTTATTTGATCAATAGCAGATTTAAACGAATTAAGTAAGGTAGTTACATTCTTGGCAGCGTCAGCCAACGTGGTGAACTTTTCAGCTAATGAGGTTAATTTAGCAGCACTTTCAACTCCAGTTACATTTACCGCTATTTCAATAGTTCTTTTTGTACTGTCAGCCATTTCGTCTCCTACTACCAATAAATCCTGCTAATCTTTTCCAATCTTTATTTACTTCAGCAATATCATGACCAGCTTTTTTCTTTTTAAGCTTTTCCTTTCTACTTATACTTTTAAGAACTTCCTGCAATCCTTCATACTTCAGATTTGCACCAATCCATAAATCAGTGAGATTTTCAGACTTTCTATCTTCCTCATCTAAGATAATAGCTCTATAGAAAATCCCAATTTCTGATAAACTGTATTCTTTTATGCTTGACCAAGAGTGTCCGTTGGATACTAATTTTTGGACGGCTCTAATGATTCCTTTGTCTTGCTCCCCGGAATCATCTTCGTGAATCTCCCCATCAAGCTTGTGAAGTTTCCCACTAAGGAATCTTTAGCGGCCATATTGACCTCTATTACCTTATCAAGGATCTGAACAATAACCTCAATTGGAAGTTCCTGCAAATCTTCAGAAGCAATATTAGAACTCTCTTCCAAGATTTCTGGAAAATCATCAATAATCTTCGTTGCAATTTTCAGCAAACTTTCAGGTTCGTTGTAATTTTCCCAGGTAACATCATCCTTTTTCAAGGATTCAGTAAGGGCTTTGAATTTTTTTATGATAGTGGCGATCTGTCCAGCACCGAGTGGGCGGATCATTAAAGTCTGTTCGCCAATCTTGAGGGTATCTCCTGGGAATAATTCTAGGAGATCAACTTTGAGTCTTTGTCTTTCTTTCTTAGCCATTTTCTTCTTTCCTTCTTTCGGCTTTTATGAAAGTAACAGGGGAGTATTAGTCCCCTGTTACACAATAACAGTTAGTTCTTAAAGAACCAATTAAGTCATAATAATATCCATGTACGGGGAATCAGGATGACCAGTGGAATCTTTCAATACCTCACCAGTAAAGCCAAGAGTTGACCAATCGTCACCAATCATAGCAGTATCACCAGCAGGGGTAAGAGAAACACGCCAAATTTTAAGTTCTTGCTGATCACCAGCGGGATTATCAGATACGAATCGGAGAAAACCCTCAACTTGTGTCTGTGCAAAAGCTTTGATTCGAGTGTAAGTAACAGTTGCATAGGTGTAACTAATATCGAGACTTTGACCCTCAGTAATATCTCCACTTGGAAGAATCAAAATACGACCAATTTTAGCATCGTCAAGAGAGGTATCAATTTTATAATCTACACCAGCATCATAAGTAGTCATGCCTGTATCAGCATCTTTTACAGTTACAGCAGAAATCCCGCGATAATTCAGTGAAATACGCTTTCCAAGATATGCTTTGTGCGTTTCATCAATTACAGAATTACCAACCTGCTCAACTGTCTCGACATCAGCAAGTGTCAGCAATGCAAGGTTGTCTGCATTGACTTCATCCAGCGTAAATGCAATAGCCGGAGTCATCTGAGAAACAATCTCTTTATCTTTCGATTTCAAACCACCTCGTGAGGAATAGTGAGGCAATTTTTCAAGTGCAATGTTAAAAGAGAACGACGGGGCGTTCCCAAGATCACGTTCGCCAGTACTCAATCCGGTCTCACTGTCTTTCCGGTTGAAATAGACGACGCCTTTACCAAGAGTATAATTGTCTGTAGATGGACTTAAACCCATAATATGAATCCTCCTTTAGAATCCGTTATCTGTATAAACTAAATCTAATACTAATCTCATTACCAATATTCCAGGAATATCTACTCCTGTAGGACCTTCTGTGCGATTCTCATTAATGAAAACATTTTGAGCTACTATCGGTGTAAATACTGGAGGATCTGTCCCTCTTTCAGTAAAAATTACCGTGCGCACCTTATTATATAAATCACGTATATTGGTGGTGTTAAGTGTGCCAATTTCTAAAATGACTTCAAGCACTCTTTTGGCAGGATATCCAGTCTTATTTCTGCCGGAACGCTCAATAATCTGATCAACACCCTCTTCCATAATGACATAGGGAAATTGTTCTTCCCTCAACGCTTCTGTTGGATTACGTCTAAAAGTAGTCAAACCTATTGCAACATAATTCTCTTTTAGGCGCTCTTTTATTTCTAATAATCCAAGTTCACGATTTATCATTTAAGTCCACCAATTATACTGTCGGCTAAAGCATTTGAAAGTTTCTTTTGTCTTTGGGCATTGTTTGCGATAATAGGTCCAATTGCGCCGCCTACAGTGTTCGCGTGTCCGGGGTTTAATCCCCCTGCCCATACTCTGCCGTTTCTACGTACTAGCTTACCAGAACGCTTCTTTTTTGGATTTGGATAAAACCAAGGAGCCCCTCCAACTTCAGCACCCTGTTCCATATAAATTGCATATGGAGTATTGTTTGATATCGAAATACCAGTTAAAATATTTCCAGAAGAAAATCTATTTCTGAAAAGAACCCATCTTTTTTGATACGTACCGGAATCAACGGGTGCTCTGTTTTTAATATCTCTCAGAAGCAAAGATCCTTCTCTATAAAGCGTTAACTGTGTATTTCTTCTCATGTTCGTTGCCATATTTCTAAGCTCAACGCCCATTTTAGATGCAGATACGGTACTCATTACACGTCCCTCACCAATAAAGTAAATAATGCTTCATAAGGATCAGTTTCAAAAGCAACTATCGTAAAAACACGACCCTCTACATTTAATTCATTACCAGTGTGCATGGGCACCAATAAATCTGTGCCGGGAATCATAGCTTTTGTGTCGGTTGGCTGTATTTGAGAAAATGAACTCGATGTAATGTCTTCTTGACTAAACTTATCTAAGATTACACGTACATCATGCTCAACAACAGTTGCATCTTCAAAACCATTATCAGTTTTAACAGTATATTTAGCGTTTTTAACAGCTTCGTTAAATATACTGAATGAGATATTAACCCCTTTCTGAAAAACAGTTTTTAAGCTCATATCAAGCTCTCATCAAACGAACGACATTAATACTTCCACTCAGATACAAATCCTTTAAAATTCTGTAAATTTTCTCAGGTATAGTATCTCTGGCTGTAGAATTATTATCACCGTTATCAGCTTTTACCATTAATGATCCAGCTTTTACTTGTTCAATTCCTGCAAGTGGATCATCTGCTGTTCTATCAGAATCAAGAGAGGACAAGGCTAACTCATATACGGCCACTTTCAACTCAGAAGGAAGTGTATCAATAGCTACCGATGATCCATCTCCGCGCACAACCCCTGTTCTGGGCCATGCCATTGATTGAGTCGTCGTTGATCTAAGTCCTTTCCATTTTACATACCAATCCAACATCTGTGAAGCAGTTACAAGAGCTTGAGATTTATTGCTGAATGCTTCCCATTTCTCAACATGGGTTCTATCAGAAAAATAAACTGTTGCTTCTTCTTCTGTCACATAAGAATTGGCATCTGGAGAGCCTACAGTGGCATTTAAAGCCATCTAATTACTCCTCTTTATCGATCTTTTTTATTCTGCGTTTTACAACTTTTTTCGAAACATCATCTTCAGAGGATACTTCTTCAGAGGATATTTCTTCTTCTGGCTTAGAAGTGTCTTTTATAGGAGTTTTTGACCATCCACTATTCAACAGAATGTCAACTTGATGATCGTCCACCGTACACTCTACGCCTGTTTTATAAAGTTTTCTCATTTTGAGAACTCCCATTTAATTCAAGATTCTACAGATTAATAACCTGCAAGAAGCGTGGTCCGGCGAGGATCAAGCATGAAAGAACCAACCAACAGATCAAGAGACATAGTGGTCGTTTTGCTGTTCAGATCATATCCTTTTACGATACGAATAGAAACACCATTATTTGAAGCAACAGCAGATACTTTATCTTCAGGAAGATCAAGCATCGGGAAAGCTACAGCAAGTGAACGATCATCAAAAATTGCTCCACGATAAGTCATAGCTTGACCAGAACCAACTACAGTTACGGCAGCATCATCAGGAATAAGTTCAGTGATAGGATCAACAAGAGCTACAGAAGTGGTAGCGGAAGTATCAGCAATAGCAGTTTTCACAACGAGAGGACGACGAACACCAGCGATAGCAAGACGGTCACCGGCAGCAAGAGTTTGTCCAGCAGTTTGAGTATCAACTGTAAGAGTAGTATTACCAATTAGATTAGCTGCGCCGCCATCATTGTTAGTAACACAGACCATAGTTCCTGCGGTATGCGCTTGAGTCGGAAATGCGATAGAGGAAAAGAAATCCATTCCCATAGTGTAACCCATATCAGCAGAACGGAGAGTGTTGGTACCGTCATTGCCACGAGTTTGCTGCTGGTTGAACCATTCTTGTCCAAGAAGGGTTGCTTCTGTATCAAGATCGATCAGACAGAAACGATTCATTGCCAACTGTTGCAGAATAGCGGCCTTACGAGCAAGAGCGATATCAGCGGCAGTGGTGAAAAGATTGTCAGACGCATAAAGTCCGGCAGCTTGAAGAATCTTGGTACCAAGATAGGTATCAATTGTCTCAGCTAGTTTATATGTAGATGGACGAATAACTTGTTCAGAAAAAGAATCAAGATCAAGTGCCAGTTCACGAGCAGTTACCTGTACTGAAATGTCGTAATGCTTTTCAATACTCAATGCTCGACTGGATGTGGTGATGTCTTGTGCAGAAATAGAACCAGCAAAGTCTTTTACTTCATACTCGCCATGTGTCCTAAAAGATACAGTGTCTCCAACTTTCCAACCGTTAGAGCGATTTGTGAATTCGCTGGTAGTGTCTCGCGCACAAAGAGGAGCAATTACAAGAGCGTCCTCCAGGTGACGAAGCGCTTCAGCAGCGATGATTGACGGGTGTTCCCAGATATTAGCCATTTTAACTTCCTCCATAATCGATTTATTTTGCTCACCGATCATAAAAGAAGTTGGGGATCGGTGAACTACCTTTAAAAAAAGTAATTTCCCGACCCCCAAGGTCTGACTAAATGTTTCCCAGAAACATTTATAAAGGATTACTATAACAATTCAATACTAAATTAATGGTTAAACAATGTCAAGAAAAAAATTATTGTTTACCTGCTTTTTTTCTAAGCCTTCGATATTCTGTCATATTCCCGCTTGCCGCAGCACGATTCAAAGCAATTGTCAAGTCACCTTCATCTCCAGGACCGCCACCTCTTGCACCTGCGCCAAGAGAGTCAGGCCAATAATGAGGAGAAGTTCTCTTCAATCCTTCAATCCAGTTGGAAGTTGTGAGAACTTTATCATCAGCAGTCTTTCTCAATTTTCCTTCTGTGTCACGGGCTTCAACAGATCCGTCTTCTGCAAGAGCAAATATATTTCTTCCATGGAGCAATACATCAGTGATTGCTTCAGGACGTATTTTTGCAGCTATGGCAGCTTCACGAAGAGAATCTTCAACCATTTTAGTCTTATAAAGACTTTCATACAATTCGCCATGTCTTTGCAATTCAGACAATCTGGCATTAAGTTCTCCTAATGCAGTCTCATGATCTGAACGAAGAGTGGAAGTTTCTTTTTCAATCAACTCATCTACTTTACCATCTTTAATGAGCTGTGCATTTTTATTATTCTTCAAGAAATCCAATGCTTCATTTGCAGCATCAAAATCATACTCCTCAAATTTCTTCAACTTTTGCTGAGTTTGTTTCTTTTCGTCAAGAAGTTCAACATTTTTACTGCGAAGACCATTTACAGCTTCATCCATTGCAAGTTTATGGGAATCTTTAATTTCCATAATACTATTGTTATAGGCGTCAACTACTTTGGCTCTTAGTTCTGCGTCTTCAATAAATTCAAATTCCATTTTTAGTTCTCCTCAGGAGTACAGGGCCTCAAGCCCTTATTAAAGTTGATTTTCTGTCCCTTCAATCGCTTCTAAAGTTTCATCAGAGACAGAAGGTTTTGTTGATGTTTTATTTACATCAGGTTTTGCTTCATTAGGGATTAATTCATCTGGATTTGCATCAGCTATTGTTTTTTTAACCTTTTGTTGATCAATTAACAAATCTACATATTCCTCATAATTCACAGTTTGGTCAAGTAATCCAGAAGATACAAGATATTTGTGTATAACTGGAAGAGGAATAACTCCCTGACCAAATCCTTCTACAATTTGTCTGATGATTGTAGAGTCTGGAATACCATAAGTCAGAGATGAAGGCGCATCGAGTGTCACCTCTTCACTATTGTATCCAGCCCATCTACACATCAAATCAAGTCCCTGCTTCAATGCATTCATTGCAGCAAGATATATAGAATAGACCGATGCTGATTGCGTTGCTTGTCTGATTCTCAATGCTTCAGCAGCTTCAACACCTTTACGAGCATCTAAAATAGATACACCATGTCGAATAGCTTCTTCATACAAATCTTTGATGTGATCTTTCACATGAGTAAGTGCCGCTGTATCAGTCTGTGTATAAAAAACTCTTGCCTGCTCGTTAGGAATAACAATCATTACTGAAGAACCTACAACGTTCGGAAGATTGGCTTCATTTGATGCGCCTACGAGAACAAGAGTGGGATTGCAAGATAAAAATTCACTGTTTGCCAGATCTGCTTCTTTTCTATATATTTGAACAGAACAATTTGCTACTGAAATCAATGGGATAGGCTGCATATTAAAACTATTATTTATGGAGCCTGCCATTATAAGAGGTATTTCATCTATGGGATCTCCTAGAAATACAGGAGTGACACTAAATTCCGAATATTCTTCGTTTTCTCCAAATACTTTAGATGTATAATTACCCTCCTCATTCAAATAAAGAGCGCGATAAACCTGATCTGATTGGTGAGAAAATATATCTTCAGAAGATGGAATAGATTCAGAAAATACGCCTAAAATTAAATTTTTCTCAGAGTCTATTGAGGATGTTTTCCAGTTTATGAACTCTTCAGCGCGATATTGAACAAATCTGAATTCATTTAGTTCTTTGACAACATCAATCACTAAAGGAACACGTCCTGTTTGAAAAACTTCAATTATGATATCAAGAAAAAGTTGTTGGATCGATCTGCCGTCTTTTGTCGCGTCACTCAAAATATATTCAAGCTCTTTGGGAACATTGAATTCAGGTAATTTAGTTATAACAACCCCCAATGCTCCCTGAAGTGCATAAGAAACAATAAGAGGGAAATGTGCCCTTTCAATGTAAGAATCATATGCATTGGCATATTCATTGGACATGCCCTCAGGTCTTGGAAGATATTTTTCTTTTTTTGCTTTTATTGCATCTTCTCCGTCCATACAATCACGAACTTTTACCCATGAATTATACTTTTTATCATAATCTGGATGATGATTGCTTACTGAATTGGAACTAACTATCTTTTGTGCCATATCAAATACCTACCTTTTTTCTCTTCATGAGAGTCATTTTTTTTGTTAAAAGGTACCTCAATGAGTCCATTAAATGATCCTCCAAATCGGTATTAGAAACTAGACAACTATTGGCATAATACATTCCTGACTGTTCAGTAGTGAGATTATATACTATTGCTTCTCCGCAATTCCCATCCACATGCATAACCGCAAGTTTGTGTTTCTCTTGTTTTGTGGGACTTAGTCCAAAACCATTCTCCACATATTGAACATTCTTTTTTAATTTTTCCTGAAATTGAATCTCTGCATTTAATTGAACAGAATTTTTTTGTAGGATGTTTTGTAATAAAAGATTTATTACAATAATCGCACGTACATTCTCTTTTGGGAGTATTTTCACGGCACTTTTCAATATTAAATCGAAGCTGTTTTTTACCTTCTTTAGACTTTCTCCAGCTTTTAAGTTTTTCGTGTAAATCCCCACTTTTTTCAAGTCTTTCTTGCATGTGAAGTCTTGCGTGATCTGAGCCATGAAGTAGTTCAAGATTTTTACGACGGTAATCAAATTTGATTCTGTTTTTATGATGCAATTCATGTTCTTTTGGAATTCTTCCAATATAAAATTACCATTTTGCTCTGTGCAATAATGTTGTTCCATTAAAAAATTTACTGTTATTGGGATGGCATTCAAAATATCCTCCATCGATACTTGTAAATTTGATTCCTCTAAAATAGGTGATAAGTTTTGACATAGAACATCTCCGATTTTCAATTTACATAATGGAACTAATCCCTTATTTTCTACATATACTTTATGATTATGAGTACCTTTTAAAATTATCCCATTTTCTAAAGAGACTTCGCACAATTTACTTTTTCCAGATATACCAGATTTTATAACTTCACGTAATCCAATTGGTGTTTGTACAAAATCTCCGTTTTGTATATTCTCAATAGGAATGTCATCATTAGCTGTTCTTACTAAAGTTCCCGCAACAAAGCAATCAATATCCTCCGGATTCTTTTTATCTCTTTGCATTATGGGTAATGTGCGTATATGATGTTCTGCTCTATCAAAGAAATATAAATGTGGCATTTCTTTATCTTGACGCTTTGCAGCTCCTAACATCTGCCTAATCAAAGACCATCCAGAAATTCTTGATCCAGGACCTTTATAAGCTCTTGTCCATCTGCAACCATGTGAAGCGAGATTTGATCCAATAGATGTTCCATCACGTACATCATAAATTGACGTATCAGCAGGCCCAGGAAAAGCTTTTACACCGAATTCTGTGAATAAAAGATCATCTTTTTGTAATACTCTTTCTGCAATCTCAGAAGAAGTAGCACGATCACCTTCATTTACTTTACCATTCCAACCATACACTTCTCCAGGAATAATAACAGATCCTTTTGGAATATACGGAAGTCCCCAAATATCTGGTTGTTCTCCATTTGATTCAAAGCCATATGTGACTGCCCAAGGCTTTGAAGAACCCCAGTCAAAACTTCTTAATAATTTCCAAGTTTTTGGAATAGAGAATGGTTCAAGTACATGAATTTTCTTATCCCACACATCAGTAAAATATCCGCCAATTAATAAATCCCATGAACCATCAATCCATGCTTTTCTAAGCATTTCATCATCTTGAGTCAAAGAATATATTTTAGCCATATACAAGGGATCTGCATCCATAAGAGCTTTATTTTCAGATGCATAACTTTGTACATGTGTGCGTGTAATAGTGAATTCCGCTTTAATAGTGTTGCCTTGAGTATCAGGATACTCAATTTCCATTACTTCTCGATGAATTTTTCCTGGACGCACAGAATCAATAAATCTTGCTTTCACCCATTGATGTCCGGGACCACTTGGATTGCAAGTAGCTCTATATTTTTTAGGAATTAGTTTATTTGAAGATCGATTACATGACATAAGCTTCAAATAGACATTTGGAAGTACATGATTTGTAAGTTCTTCCCATCCAATCCAAGGATATTCATGACCATGATATTGCTCATAATCATCTTCAGTTCGTGCATAGTTCAACCAGAGACTTTCTCCATCTTTAAAAGTCCATATTTTTCTTGAACCATTATATGTTGCAGTAGGAAATATACGAGGAATCCATTTTTTACACTTGGCAATAACATCACCAAGCTCTGTTGTAGCTTCACGAAGTAAAAGTCCTCTGTAATCTTGTCCGTATCCTACACCAACTCCTTGCAGAAAATCCATAATAAGAACGTCAGTTTTGCCTCCTCCACGGTTCCCGTGAAGCAAACATTCCCATGCAGGACAAGTTAAGAATCTTTTCTGGGCCCCTTCAAATGGCTCCCATATAATTTTAGGTCGTGCCATTTAATTCAGCCATTTGAGAAGAAGTTAAAACTCCGCAATAATCATTGATTCTTGGTAAATCTTTTTTAATAATTTTATTACCTAAAAAAATCTTTCTATTTCTTTCATGGGCAATTTTGGGTCCAAAATTTTCATCAGCAGAGTCCCAAGCATTTTTCATACCTGCACTCATTTTTTTAATATGTTCAGTTTTTTTCTTTTCGTCAACAGTATCCCAGTACTTTTGGGTAACTTCTCTGAAAGATTTTGCTCGGATTTTACGTAAATGTGGATTAGCTTTAATAGTTTCTTTCTGTACTCTGGAACGCATTGCAGAATAAGCAACTCTTTGTTCAGGAGTACGATTAGCAAAATATCTTTTCGTTCCTATAGAACACTTCTTAGAAATCTCAACTCTTTGTTCAGGAGTAAGATTATTCCAATATCTTTTTGATTTGACAGAATAAACATTGATCAAAGGAAAACGAGAAACATTTCTTTCATTTCTAATAAAAAAGAAAAGAGTATTAGGAATCAACATCGATAATCTCCTTTTCCCATTCTTCCTCAGTCACTTTATCAGGAATTACAAGAACTCCATGAACACTCATATTCATATTCTTTGTTTCCATTTTATCAGAATATCCAAGTTTATTAGAAGTCAAAAATTTAAACAGAGAAGTATTAAAACCTCTATTATTCAATCCTGATTTTCCTTGTTGAAGCCACCAAGATTCATGTAATGCCTTTCCTATTTCAAAAGCAACGGAAAACATTTCAAATTTTTCTGCCCATCCTCTAAGTGTTCCAACTCCTACTTCAAATTCTGCTGCAATTTCTACCTCAGACAATCCCTGCCTTGAAAGATCTATAAAAAGAGTAGGATGCCTTTCAGCATCATATTTCTCCAGTATTCCCACCAAAGACATTTCTTCCGGCTTAATAAGATTCTCTTTTATAATAGGATCCCCTCCATGTTTTTTACAAAGAGTACTTTTTCCTACAGCATTTTTCGTACATTGAGTGCCACAAGCATAAATAAAGGCACACTTCTGCTTTATAAATCTTTTGATTATTTTAGGAGGAGAATCAATATCCACTTCTGATTTTCGTCGTGTATGTGTAGGTTTAAATTTTTTCTTCAGCTTGCGAGTCATAGCATTAAAAAATTATATTTGAATAAAAAGAACACAATATACTGTCAATTTCAGTTATTTGAAATACAGAATCAGATTCTTGTAAGAATCTTTCTATATTTATTAAAATCATCTCCCTCAAGAATATCCTCTATCATTTTCTCAGAAATAAAATCTGAAAATCCCTTCCCAGTATTATTCTTCCAATCCGATAAATTGGCATAAATAAAATTACTAACCTTTCCCTGCAAATCTATTTTATCTATTTTATCAAAAGAAAGAGATAACCAGAGAGCAACAATATTTCTTCGTAATGATAAAGATGTTACAGTACCAGAAATTCTAACACTGAATCTAAGGGCTGAATTATTTTTACTTGTCGTCATGATAGTCTAAAAAGTATTTCTTGTTTCTAATTCTAAAAAAGTATTTTGGTATTTCTGTACTTATAACATAGTTATTTCCATTGTCAAGATAAAAAATTTATAAACGTACTACGTTGGTAATGTCTAAAAATATTTTCTAAAAAAATTTAGAAATACATATTAAGAATAATTCCAAAAATGAATACGGAGGAGATGATATATTAATACATTGGACCATAAAAATGAATACTGGGGAATACGAGCACCCCTCTGTTCTGGGAAAAGGGGACCAGAAAAAGTTTATTGATACCAATTCTCAATCTTGGAATCTGGAAAATCAAAAAGGAATAATAATTACCCAATGAAAATAATAATTACCCATAACCAATAATAATTACCCATAACCAATAATAATTTTCCCTATCCCATGAGAAAAAGAATTATCAATTACCAATAGCAATTATTATTTAAGGATTGCCCACTACCAAGAATTAATATCAATTAATAATTACCCATAACTAATAACAATTCTCCCTATCCCATGAGAAAAAATATTTATCAATATTGAATACTATACAATAACAGTTATCAATATAGGTATTTTCAGAAAAATAACCCTTATAAATATTATTTAGGTTACCTATATATTTTTTGAATAATATTTTTTCTTTAGTATGTATAAATTCACACTATGCTTTAAAAAGGTCCAGGAGCGCGCTGGTTTGATTTTTTGCGATAGGAGTATAATCATATGCAAAACTTCTGTCCGTTGAATCCCTGTTTTTTCTTTTAATTATCAATAGGTTATGGGCTAAGTTTCACACGATGTTTCATGGATTAATCTTTTTTAATCTTATTATCAATAGGATTGCATAGTATGGTTATTGCAATATGCAATTCCTATTCTCTTTTACCTTTTTATTTATTTTTTGCCCTTTTTATTATTTTTTTGTTCTGAAATAAATATTTTTTCCTTTCCTTTTATTTTTCTTGATAATTCCTATTGGAACAGGAGAATTTATTATATTTTCTTGTCCTATTCGCTATATAATACTTCAACACCTTGTTAATTGTATTATTATTATACGACGCTTAACTATTTGTTTTTATTCATATTGATATTTCATTGTCTTATTGTAGAATAAGATTTATTTTTTGTTGTCTGGATACTTCAATATATTGTTAGTATATAGTTTACTATTTAGTTAAAAGATTAAAAACAATTAATAAATAATTTAAATTATTTTATCACGTGATATCATATAGTTATCTATGATTTAAATAAAATAAAGTAATAAAGAATAAAAAAGATTAAAAAAAGCTTTACATAAACCACGCTACTATATATATAAGTAGTTACATATGCTTTTTAGCAACCGCAGCAACAAAACAAAGCTTTTTAGTTTTTAGCTTTTCAGATTAACTTTATAGAGGAGGAAAAAATCACTGAACAGTCAATTCTAGATTCGCTCTAGTAAGACTTTAAAAGCCTGATCTTTGATAACTAAATTTATAAGTACAAAGAAAGAAAGAATATTTTTTCTTTTTAGTAGTCTTATAAATTTTCTGCCACTATGATTCCATGGGAGAATTTATGCCTGTATATAAAGGAGGGTGTCCCATAAATATAAATCGAAAGTAGATTTTTTTCGAATACTATTGATAAAAAAGAAAACAATTCCAATAGCGTGAACAGATAAAAGAAAGACAATAAAAGAAAGACAAGAAAAGAATTCTTTTTGCTGCCAATAAGCTTTTTATGAGGAAGCGGGATTAAAGTCTTAATGTTACTTATCAATGGCTGATATTCGCCGGGCATGAGGTTCGGTAAACGTAGGAAAGAATTGAACAGTAGATTTATATCAAGACAAGAAAAAATCGAATCCTTTAAATTCGTTTGTGAATTATTGTGATTTTTTAAATCACATAAACTAGGATTTTAACTAGGGATTTTTTCGTTATTGTCTTTGTTTTTTGTTCTTTGTTTTTTGTTTTAATCGTAGCAAAGAAAAGATTGTTTTTATAGCTGAAAATAACTCTGTATTGCTTGTTATTCGCTATTTTTCTTTCTTTGCTATAGTTAGCACAAAAAAAAGTAATGTTGTTTAAATCATTGTTTATTTGTTGTTTATCAATCAATTCAAAGGAGATTATTATGTTAACGAAAAGAGAAAATGAAATAATGAAAAAGATTTTTTCCTCTTATCAATCTTGGAATTCATGCGAAGATGAAGGGTCGAAAAACCAAGCGTTGAACGCCAGGGAGAAAATGATAAATAAATTGAATGAAAAGGGTGGGTGCGACCATTTTAATTGCTGGAATAAAAACGATGTATCCTGCAAAAATTGTTCTGGAATCCTAAAAGATATTTGCCAGACATTAACCTCCGAAGATTTGAAAATGAAAGCGGAAGAGGAAAGGAAAAATCAGAAAAATCAGAAAGGAAAAAAGGAAAGAGATGAATTCGGATTTATAGTGGGTTCGAATAACTGGAAAGTGAAAATGATTTTATCGGATACCGCCATGAAAATGGCGGATATCAAAGAATTGCTGGGCAATACTTATTACGACCTGGTAAAGAAAAGACCAGAGGTTTTCGGAGTAACAAAGGAAAAATTGTTCTTTGTTATAGGATCGGAAGCCGATCCTAACAATAATTAATAATTGAATCGGGGGGCATGGGAAGTCCATGCCTCCTAATTTGCTTATTAATTGTTTAAGTAGTCAAAAATCAAAAAATCAATTCAAAGGAGATGATTATCATGGCAAGAAAGGAAAAATTATTTGGCGAGCGTCCTGAGCTGGTGTCAATGATTAATGAGGCTTATTCCAGACGAGCCTTGTCTGGAATCGCCTATGGTAGGATTATAAAGTCTGCCTGTACTCATTGCGGAGCGCCTAGACATGCCGGTCCGTGTTATGTCACGGAAGACGGGCAGGAATTAATTGTAAATATAATTCACGATATAGATTGCATTCGGTATGAGGCGTGGGAGTATTAAAAAATTGCCAGACCGGGGCGAATAATATTTATGGGATATATTCGCCCTAGTCTGTTAATTGTATTTACGGCAAAAAATCAATTCAAAGGAGAGGATTATGATTGGTAAATTATTCATGGCAATATTGTTTTTTGGCCCAATGGTGTGGGGATTTTTGGGGTTTATGGCTAATGTCGGTCTTTTAAAATAACGGGGAGAAAATGGGGAATATAGAAAAATATAATGAGGCAGTTTGGTTTTGGGTTATTTCAAATCAAACCTGTTCCATGATTAAAAAATGGAATTGGTACAGGAGCTTTGAAATAATTTCCTGTACTGTGGGGGATGTACACTATAACCCGAGAATAAATAAAAGGTTGGCAAAGTATAATCGGAGGGGATTATGAAAAGAGTTGAATTGTTGGAAGATGCACGGAATGATCCATCTCGGGAAAAGTAATTGACTGGATCGGGGAATATCAGATTGTAAATTGGTATTCCCTAATCTGTTCAATAACGAGCAGAAAAACCCTTTTCTACTGGGAGGTAGGATAATGTTAGAAAACAAAAAGCAGGTAATGGAAATGGCGAATGATCTGGGTATTAAGATTAACGGCTTGAACGATATGCCAGAATTCGGATTGTGTCCGACTAGGGTACAGATTGCACCGAATAAATACCAGGAAGTCCCGGGACGCTTTTATACAATGTCTTCAATGGACGGCGGGGAGAATTGGGAAGCAATTAAGGAAGTCTCCGAGCAGTATTCCTTAGTTCAACATTATGAGGCAGTTGGCGCCCTCCTGGAAGGAATTCAATCCTATATGTCCTCTTTTGGAAAGCCCATAATAAACTTGAAATTCTCCGGGGCTGGGAATTCCAGGATGTTTAATGACGTAAAATGGAAGGATGCGGAATTGACCGTAAACGGGGATATTCTAGTCCCTGTTCTGCGAAACATTAATAGCGTGGATCTTTCCCTGCGCTTCTTATCAGAATTCAAAGTGGAAAGGCTTGTATGTACCAACGGATTGACTGTGCCTGACAAGCGATTCCCTAACCAGGAGAGTGTGAAAAAATTACATCTGAAGGGTACTTTGAATCTTCAGGAATGCCTTGAAACTACAATGAGTAATATGGGGTCCTTCACTGAAACCATAGGATTGTGGGAGGGCTGGAACAAAGTCCAGATTACTCCCGAACAATTTGAGGAGACTTTGAAAGTCCTTAAGATCTCCGAAAAGCAGGAAGAGGAGCTTGTAAAAGCAACTCTGAGGGGATTTAAAGGAACATTGGAAGATAGATTCAAAGATAAAAAAGCGGATCTTTGGATTGCCTACAATAGTGTAACCCAGTGGATAACGGATTCGGTGAAAAACCCGAGTACGGAATCCATAAAAAGCAGGAAGGCTGCGGAAGCCTTTGAACTGCTGGCAGTATAATTGATTGAATCGGGGGACATGGAAAGTCCATGTCTCCTAGTTTGCTCAATTGTATTTATGTCAAGAAGTAAAAACCCAAAAACTACTGTAGGAGGTAGAAAATGGAAAGAAAATTAACACCATTTGAAAAGGCTATGGACTATTCCCAATTGTGGCAGATATTTTCCATAATTGAGACAATGAATCCAGAACAATTGGCATCCATGTCAGGTCATTTTATAGCAAAAAGACTGGCTGATAAAATGTATAAGCATTGGATGGATAGGGAAGATAGTTGGATGGATAGAATCGAAATTGGTAAACAATTGGAATGCCGATGTGAAGAGCATGGGCACCATGGAGAGTCTGATGGAAATGTCGAATCTGGAAGCTTTGGATTCGATTGTGTTATCTGTGGCTGGTCAATGTCGGGTTACATGTAAAATGGGAATGAAAATGGATACTTGGAAAGTAGAGGAACAAAGGGACCACAATTCGATGATACATATTGCCGATTGCCTAAATTGGTATGGACATGATTTATCAGATTGGGGTCACCAGATGATAAAAGAGGTTAACGAGTACTTTGCAACCGTCGAAAAATTGAAAAGCATGAATGAATAGGAGAATGAAAATGGTAAAAAAGGGGGTTGCTATTTTGGGCATTGTTTTGTTTTTCATCTTTGGATACTTTTATGGGACCTACGATAGGGGACCGGAAGTATTGCTGGAGAAAGAACCTGCATTACATCAAATAAGGTGTGGTGATCTTTACTACTTTATCCCGCTTCCGGAAATAAATGGGAGTTTGGAAGAACAGAAAAGTGTTTACGAGCTTTTTGCCGAGGGATATTGTAGACATCTGGAAAATGAATATTAGGAGAATAAAATGGAAGATGAATTGAAAGAACAAGTAGATCATTTTAATGAGTGTGGAGGAGATATTCTAATGGAAGTCTGGACTATCTCCAATCAATTCTATTGTCTTGTATTAGGCGGGGTAGAATTGATGGAAGGAGATGCGGGAGATATTCTTGAAAGGGTAAAAGGAATTAATCGAGAATACGGATATAATCATCTGTATTAGATTTCAAAGAAAAGGGGGTTGCTTATTATGGACCCCCTTCCTTATTGAATAACATAAAATAAATTGACATAATAAATATTAATTGTTATTTTATTTTATGTTATCTAATAAGATGTTCCATGAAGTAAAAACCCAAAAACTACTGTAGGAGGTAGAAAAATGGCAAAGTCAAGAAAAACGACAGAAGTAAAGAAACTGGTAGAAATGGCCAACAATATGATCCTGAATTCTACGGATGATAGTATCGGCTATAGGCAAGGGATTATGCTGTTCATAGAAAATATCCTGCATGAAACCGGGAACTATAACGGGTTTGGATACCTTTCTTTGAATGATCTGCAAAAAGCCCATTCAGAATATAAGATCCCTGGAATTAATGATCCCAATGATGAGTATGAGGAACGGTTTAAGAATACTGACCGTACCCGTGTCCACTACTATATTTCATAAGGAGGACGAAAAATGTGGTATACGCATCCAGATGTGGAAACCTTTGTAAAATATGTATCGAAAAATTATGAGTGTACCGGACAAGATGTCCGGAAAGTAATTAACGATGCATATAACGAGCAGTATAGGGTATGCCAGAGAAAAAGGACTAAAAAAGTAAAAGAGGAATTACTTCAAGAAGTTCTATCCAACTGTCGAGCATTTCTTATTGAGGACAGAAAGGAAATTACTTCTGCTGATTTGGTGTTTTTCAGATTAGAAAAGAATTATTTCAACTGCCTGAAAAAACGAAATTAAAATATTGAATGGATTATAGGGTATCACTTACAAGGTACCCTATGATCTGAACAATAAAGTTCAGAAGAATCTACTGTAGGAGGTAGAAATGGAAAAGATGAAAATATTGTCTATTGATGCGTGGGCAGGATATGAGCCGGAAACATGGGAATGGAATAACTGGTTCAAAGTGGGGGAGATTTCAAAAGAGGAATTCGAATCTCTGAAAACAAATAATCAGATTGCGGAATGGATGCATGAAAATGGGTATACTACCACATCTAACATAGAAAAAATTCACTTTGAAGATGACGGATATAATATTGTCCTTTGTGATAAGGAAGATTTACAACCTATCTTTGCAATAGAATATGGACCGTTTTATTAAGGAGATTATTATGACTGGCAAAACTAGAATATGGGTTTACTGGAATGAATGGACAAAAATCACCCTACGAAAAAATGAATATGTCCGAATGTGGAGAGGCGGACAAACGGATGAGGGGTATGAATGCATCGAAAACATCTATAAATTCGATGGTGAATGGATATACTGTTATGAGGAACAGCGTGGCAGAGATTGCGATGGTCCATATGAACACTACACACAAAAAATTACCCATTATCTGAATAAAGAATCTGGAGAAAATTGGGTTGTTCCTAATAAATGGAAAGTATTAGACAGCCGACAAAGAGATTACTTTGCTGAAAAAATGGGATACTAAGGAGATTTAAAATGGAAATATTAATTACGGCATTACATGCCAAACAAGGATTGGAATTAAAAGAAAATAATCTTCCATTGCAAGAAGTGGAAGATGGTGACGGATATGTTGAGATGGGAAGTATTGTCGAAAAATCCTCAATAACCCATCTGTTACAAGGAGACATTGATTATATACTTAGTAATGCATTCGAATATTTTAATTGGATGACAGATGATAGGTTTGGACAAGCTCCTGATTATGTAAATTTAAAAGCAAGGTTTAATAATAGTCATGCCTCAATGAGTGTTGGAGATATTGTGAAAATTCAATATCCTTTCATACATGAAGGAATAACGTCACCTGTAGTGGTCACAAGATATTTTGAGTGTGCTTCAATCGGATGGACTGAAATAACAGATTGATTTATCCTAATAGAAGGAGAAAATAATGGTTGATCATATTATCATTTCGAATTTTGCTTACGTCAATGAATGGAAACTGGATGTTATTCAGTTATCTGATAAGACAGTGGTTTCTTCTTACTCGGTAGATAATCATGCTGATTGGAAGAATGCAAGAGATAGCATTTCAATGAATTATGGAGATATTCCATATTGTGATTACGGAAGATGTCCTTATGATAAAGATAATTCTGAATGTATAAAGTGGACATTCAATGCCAGGATTATGAATGTTCCTGATGAAAAAACAGAAGAAATGTTAACAAAACTGGAAGAGTTTATTCGATCCATGGGGTTGCAAGTTGAATTCGGACTTGGTGAAATTTCGGAGTGATTATGAAAAAACGATATTCAACCAAACATAATTTGCTTTACGCTAGGATGCTTGAAGGAGAACCTTATCCAAGAGAGCCGAGAACGGATAAGGAGCGTCAGGAGGCTAGAATAAGACTTACTGCAATGGCATCCATATTTGCGGAAACAACTATGTATTACCACATATAAGAGGTATCAGATGAAAGATTATATTTACAATAGAATAGTTCAGGCAGAAAGAAGTATTAACGATGAAATAAATTCCTGCATTAAATTCAGGAAAGCCAAGGACATTGACTACAAAGAAATTAGGGAACGAGTGATGTCCCCCATGAACATCAAATCCATGCCTGCAAAATACAAAGAGCAGATTTCAGCTATTCTGTGGTTCACATTCAAAAGGGAAGTGTCCAATAAGTTTCTCTTCCCTGTTTTGTTTGAAGGCAAACTGTACTCTAAATGGGACAGTATGCCAGAGAACTGTAAAGAGATTCAAAGAAGTTCTCCGAATTCCGTTGCTCTGGAAAACAGGCCATATCCTGTATTTAAATGGCATTTCACTGAAGGAATGCCCGCTGAATAAATCTAAAATGAGATAGAAAATGGAATCAGAAAAAACATGGAGAAGGTGCAGATCAGATGACCTGTGCAAATCAGCCTGGAATTGGTGCGAGAATAATGGATTAGTTGAATATGATGAAAAGAGAAAGTGTAATGTGGTTGATGCTAAAACCATGAACATGATATCCGATTCATATAATCTTGCAAAATGTGTTTTTAATGGAACTCAAAGAAAGGAGAGATTGCAATGCGAGCGATTTGTGAAAGCTGTGGGAATGACTGCATAGCAAAAGTAGTGGACAATGGTATCGGATCTTATGAATATTGGGGATCTTGGGGAACTGATGTCCGACTTGCAGTGGAGTCCAATTGTTGTGATGCGGATTGCATAGATGAAAAAGGTAATATTATTACTGTCGATGATGTGGAAGAATACGAAGCGGCAGAAAAAGATTATTACATGGGATAAGGAGATTGAAAATGAAAAGATTTGAACCAACACCTGTACAAGGATTTACAACTGAAGAATTGGTACAGT